CTGCGCCTGGTGCGGTCGATGACCTATCTAAATCATTTAGACAGGCAAATGCCGCAAAGAAAGGCCAAAAAGGTGCCAGTAAACCTGGCAATGTACTTTACAAAGGTAACGAATACCAATGGCTAGGCGGCCAATGGGGACTAGTAAATCCAGCAACAGGCAAAGCAGTGCCTGCTCCTAAGGAACTACAAAAACAATTAAATTTTATGTCTACTAGAAAAGGCCCAGCAGATTATCAAAAAGCAGCAACTGGCCAACAAACACAACAACAAACCACGTCTGCTCAACAAGAACCGCTACTTGCTCAAATTAAATTGCAAAGTAGCTCTCCACTGGTTTACCAATTTGGCAAAAGTAATATGTTTACTTTAGATGCCCAAGATAAATGGGTAAGATACACTCCAGGCAGCACTAAGCCGTCTCCTCTAGCAGATGTTAATACACAGCAACTATTAGACAAAGCTGCTCAACGAGATAATATCGATCTAGCAAGACTTAAACCAACCCCCACGCAGACGAAAGACAAAATAACAACAACTGATTCTACTAAGATTGCTAGTGTAACTACCCCATCGGGTGTGCGTGCTGATAAATGGAGCGACGGCGAGTGGACTACACCGGATGAGGAAGGGATGGATGGGTTTGTGGTAGATTCTGATGTCCCGCAACTCGAAGCACTATTAAAACAACAACAAGCCTGAGCATAATGCAACTATACGAAATTAAAAAACAAACTCCGCAGTGGCTACTCACAGAAAGTAAGAACACTCATCTTGAGCATTTAGAAGACTTGTTATTTAACAAGGGCTGGGCAGGAGCACAAGAAGCCTTAAACTATATCGATAGCCTACGTCATATGCTAGCAGAGGGTACAGGTACTACAACACAACTAACAGTCAAGTGGGACGGCAGTCCGGCTATTATCTGCGGTGTTGATCCCGAAGATGGTCGTTTCTTTGTAGGTACTAAAAGTGTATTTGCCAAAGGTACACCTAAACGCTGTAAAAGTACTAAAGACATACAGGGATGGTACGGTGATCAACCCGAACTAGCAGACATGTTAGAAGCCGCATTAAAATATCTAAGTAAACTAGGTATTGGTGGAGTAGTTCAGGGTGATTTGATGTTTACTCCTGGTAAACTTTCTATTGTAAACGTAAACGATGAAGATTGTTATGTGTTTACCCCTAACACAATTACCTATGCTGTTCCAGTTAACAGCAATTTAGGACAACGCATTGCTCAAGCACAAATAGGTATTATATTCCATACTACCTATGTAGGTGACTCAATTGACTCAATGACAGCACAGTTTGGTGCTAATGTCACTGGCTTTACACAGACTAAAGATGTATGGTTTGATGATGCTACATACAAAGACTATACAGGTATTGCTAGTTTAACACCACAAGAAAATGCTGATATAGAAAAATACCTAGCGGCCACTGCAGCCACTATGGATAAAATTGGACAACAACGCTTTGATGTTGTATTGACAGATAAAGAGTTTAATCGTATGATCAAACCCTTTATTAATAAACAAATTCGTGCAGGATCACAAATTAGTAATCCTACTAAATTCCTACAAGATTTTATTGACAATTATGAACAAGAAATGATGAAAGGTGTGGGCGATGATCTTAACTCTAGAGTGGCACAAAATCGCGTGGCTAAAATCAAAGCTAAAGAGCAATGGATAGCAGATAACAGCAATAACCTAATAGGCGTATTAGCTACTTACAAACGTATCATTGAATTAAAACACATGCTCCTAAACAAACTACAGCAAGTAGAAGGTATTGGTACATTCCAAAAGACTAACGATGGCTATAAGGTTACTAGCCCAGAAGGCTTTGTGGCTATAGGACACGATGGCGGCGCTATTAAATTAGTTGATCGTTTGACCTTTAGTAGAACGAATTTTCTAGCTAAAGCATAAATAAAAGTATGCGCGAAAGCGTAAAAACAATTTAGGAGATTTAAAAATGGCAACAATTACACGTACAAACGGTGGCGCACGCCCAGCAGATGGTAGTTCAGCAGGTAATGCACAAATCACAGGTCGTACCCTTACGCACTACACAGTTACTTCAGCAGGTATGTTTGCTGCTGCAGGTGATGCAGGTGCAGTAAAAACTAACTACTTAGCAGTTGGTTCAGACTATGAAAAACTAGTTTTAGCAATTGAGCAAATTGGTTCTATCGAACTATTAGGTACACCACTATCAGGTAACCTATTCCACGTAGCAATTTCTGGTGCAGCTCCAAGCCCAGCAACTGGTATGACATCTTTACAAGCATACTGCAATACAGCAGTTAACGGTTCAGGTGTTTCAGGCGCTACTGTAGCAGCTTTCACATACTAATCTAAACAATTAGTTACTGAATAGAAAAAGCCCTTTTTATAAGGGCTTTTTTATTGGCTATAAATACCTAGTGGCCAATCAATATCTATATCAAGGTTTTACGTTAATTGACATTACTCCAACAGGGGTAACTAATCACACGCCCAATAAAGACTTTGAACGAAACCAACAGCGTAATTGGGAAACTGTACAACAACTCATAGGGCTGCGTACACAACCTACTATATTAGAAACTGATAACTTTTCAGACCATGTACAAAAGGGATATAACTTTGGTATTAACTACAATGGATATCACCGCATTTGGACTTTTAAATTCGCAGTAGACTATGCAGACGTCTATCAAGCAGGACCTGATAGGTTTGGCCTGGCCAAATACGACTTCAAAATTACTCCCATCATCTTAGGGCTAAGTGAAACAGCTAAGCCAGAACTTGCATTGTTTTATCCTAAAGGCCCGTGGAATAACATATACTTTAAAACTCTAGTATAAACTATAAATACTAGTTGATGCTAAACATCATTTATTAAGGCACATAACAGGCAACCGATTAGGGCACATTATCAAGGCATCGCTTATTACAGGAAGCGACGTATGTCTACTGAAATTGAGAAGAAGAATCTAGAAGCCCACGTTGAAATTTGTGCCGTGAGGTACGCTAACTTGGAAACTAAACTACAAAATTTAGATGATCGTATGGACAAACTAGAACTCCATCTAGTAAGTATCAGAGACAGTCTTGAAGGACGAATGGAAGATCGTAGTAAAACCGTTATGGGTTGGACTATTACTATTCTTGGTGTCCTCTTATCAGCAATCCTTGGTTATATTGGCCACGGTCTTTTCAAGTAATAAATACTTGATATGAAGATAGTAGAACTCATCAACAACATACAATTACCAATTACTAACGAAGAAGCAGAAGTGCTTGAACGATTCGTTGGTGATACCCCCATTGCCAAAGGTCACTTAACAGAACGTGAGCAGGTGCTGGCTAATCAATTAACAGTTAAAGATGTTCTACTACGCACAAATCACGATGGCAAAATCTACTACAAAAAACGCATCCGCTAACGAATCGTTTGACGTAGAAAAAATCAAACGTTTTACCCAGCAAGAACTAGAAAAAATTACAACTGCATCTAGCGAGATGCCAGTATGTTATCAAATTGGCACGGACGTCTTAGTAGGCCGTTATCGTGTATTAAAGATAGATGAGCAGTGTTGGCGTGTTATGGAAGGTAACTCGCAACTATTTGATTTCTTTAATCGCAAAGATGCTATATTCTATTGCATAGCTCTACACAAACAACAATACAAACTAGCACATAATATAAAAGAGGCAGATAGTCAGCTAAATCGCTTAGAATTTGATGCTACATTGTATCGTATTCGCTATAAACAAGCACAAAAGAATGGTGATATTTGGGGTGAGGAGTTTTACAGCACTCGCTACCAAGAAACTATGGATCGCATAGCCCAGGCCAAGAAAGAAATCAAGAAAAATTTAGATCTGGCTAAATATATAAAACTGTAATTAGGACATAACACCAATGAAACTATCAGAAATGGCACAAACATCGCCTAAAAAGATTAACAAACTTATGGAAAGCCGTTTTGGTTTTTCTATTAACTTTGACCAATTAACTGTCGCTAAGGCAGAACGTTTAAGTGAAACAATTGACGCTAACTTAAACAAAATTCGTCATTCAGCAAACATTCATACAGCAGAACGTAATCCACGTTATATGGAATTATTAACTGTGCGTGAAGGTCTTTCAGCCTGGCTAGACCAAAATCGCCGTCAAATTAATGAAGGTGAAGTTGGTAACGCAGAAGTGTTATTAGCTGCTAAAGACATGGTTGACAGCATTCAAGACACCATTGAGAAAGTTGGTAAAATGCAAAATGAACAACTTCCACAATTACTTGACAGCATCCGTGACCAAATTGGT